TGGCACAGATTGTGTATAACTGGTATTTTATTTGATCGTATTCGGTGAGTCTTCGAAGGGCTTCATCGTCTGATTCAAATAGTCCCCTAAAGGGTATGCATCTACCACCTTTTTAGCGATTTGAATGATAATTTTGTAACCAACCTTGTCCAATCCTTCTTCCGTAATTTCAAATGGTGCTGAAACTAATGCATTTAATAGTATAGCCTTTCTATATTCCTGGACATTTTTTACCAGTTTTGATTCATCTGTCATGTCTGCACACTCTCTTATAATCTTCTCAAACGTGCCGAACGGCATGTCATCCTCATATTCTATTGGTGCTTTTTTACCCTCAAAATCTATTGTAAATTTATGTACTGTCATACGAATATATGTAAAATAGTTGTATATATGTCTATCTATAATGCAGTGGCTGTACTGTTGTCTGCAACAATAGTAACTCCTCTTGCTTCCCAGTTTACGGTCTCAAATACTGGATCTACTGGTCTGATACCATCAACAGATTGACTGTCAATTGCTACACCATATACATTCATTGTAATTGTTTTCTCAGATGTACCACTTGCACCGTTGGTGAATTTTAATTCTAATACGGTTGTTGTTCCACTTGACAATTCAGTTGTTGGGTTTGCGTTGATTTGATCCAACATTTGGGTAAATATTGCATCGTCTTTCCATGAGGCTTGGAATGAACCGTTAATATCAAAGCCTTGTCTGTATGCTGCGGTTGCTTTGTTAGAACCAATTCTGTATAATAGATTAACGTTTTGTGTAAATGAAATGTTTGCACTTTGTACCTCTGCTACTGTTGACAATGATGAACCATCATACCATTTTAATGTACCGTGTGCGAATGTATAAGGGAAAGCAATGTCATCTGCCGGTGGGGTTGTATCGAAATCTGATACTGTGTTTGATGGGTCAGCTTCATTACCGTAAGTGATATCAGCAGAAACATTCACAAGGTCGTCAATGTTTGTACTTATGCTTAATCCTGTCAAGACTCCTCCCAACATGCTTCTTACTACTGTTGCATTTGTTGCGTCTTCTGCCTGGAATCCAATTTCAGCTGAGATTGGCTGAACAGTTTTTGGTTGTCCGTTTGTTGCATGAGGATAAGTATGTGTATAGTCACTGGAAGAACCTGTAGTGGATGGTGCTCCGTATAATGCTTGGAAAATCCAAGGGTTTGATAGTATAAATTCAACTGATAAAGATCCATTCTGTTGACCATATGCGAAAGCTTCTCTTTCAACTTGACCCAATTTTCTGAGGTCTTTTCTAGAGTTGTTTACAGTCCATGAACCTACTGACTGTTGTAGACCAAATGGCTTGGTCATGGCACTAGATTTTGTGGCAAATGTTGTTTCCCATCCATATTTAAGATAACTATTAGCACCAGTTCGAACCATTTTACTCACTTATTAGATAGTGTATTACTATTTAAATATTATTAAGGGTTAAGTTCCCTGTATCTTACTTCCAATATATGTCTGAACAAGTTACGATAAAGACTGTTAAGGGATTTGCTTGACATTACCCTGACGTCAACATATCCGGTTCGTCTTATCTGAGACTTTATAATTCGTGATATTTCATTAACTATATCGTTATGTCGGGTAGAATCCTGATATGATCTTATATCCACCTTGATTAGCGGTGAATGTAAGAAATCTGAACCGTATAATCCAAAGTATTTTATATCCTCATCTACAGGCTCAACAACCACTATGTCCCTTCGGTCATCAACAAATCCTACTTTCTTCTCTTCCCATACTTTTTCTAATCTGGGAGTTATTCCAGCATCTCCTGCTGAACCCCATTCATCATTTATCATGTTGATAAAATCGTCAATTACATTATATACTGATATTCCCATTATACTTCCCTATATCCATTATCATAAACGGTTTTATAAAGTTCTTTATACTCTGGTTCCATCCAATGGGGCTTTGAACCATTAAAGTGTTGTACCTTGACCAGTTTACCAGTCTCCTTATCTGTATATGTCGTGTACTTTTGTTTTGAACCATAATAATATATATTGTGTATTGTACCCCATGTTACATCTTTTATAAAGTCAGTTTTAAATTGATCCTTAGATTTAATTTTTCCAATCGGAGTATATTTTTCTTTATTTTTCCATATTGTATCTCCAAACTCGTCTACTGATGACCTACTTTGATCCACTTCCCTACCTCTTTTTGTATATCTTATACCACGACTCTTATCTCTTTTAATTCTTGCCCTTTCTTGATATTTTCCCCATGCAGTTTCAAATAAGTCTATAAAATGTCCACCACCAAGTAATTGTTTTTCAACCCATAATTTCATTGGTTTGTATTTTACCCATGTACCTGCTGGTATGGTTGCATTGTTATTAATATTAAACACTTGTTCAAATTCCGTATAATTTAGATCTTCATCATAATCATCAATGATATCATTATTGTCATCGTCTTTCAATTTCTTTGTAATTAAATCTACAGCATTTTTAGTCATTCCCATATTCTGATACATTTCCTTTATTGAACTGAGACTTTTTGATTCTCTTAATTTTGTAATATGAGTTATTAGTTTATTATAATTATCCAGTACATTTCCAGTCGATCTTAGTTTTTTAGTTATGCCACCTTTAATTCCTGCATTACGTCGTTTTTGATGTTCTTCTTGTGTAAGGGTCAAGGAATCACGAATATTTCTCTACGGTTAGAGATACATTTCTCGATGTCTTCACGCCATTCACGTTTAACCTGACCTATGTTAATACCTTCTCCACCCATTGGTATTGTATCCATTCTGAAACTGGTGTTCATGATTTCCATTGCAACCATTTTTACAACACAGTCCTGAATATCATATGGAATTTCAGTATCACCTGCAAAGTTTTCTCCACCATAACGATATGTTACTCTACATCTGTTTTTTCTGAGTATGGAAAAAATATAACCTCTGAGATGTACTGTACCTCTTTCATAATTTACATCATACCATGACTCGTTTCCAAGGATGTTTGTCCAGTTTGAAGCTGCACCTTCCCAAATCTCGATCTTGTCACCCTGGTCTACATCAAATTCGTATATGTTCCTGTGTTGAAGGAAGATAGGAGTACCCCATCCAAAAGTGTAAAGTAAAGGTAAATCGTGAAGTTCTTTTGTCTTTGTCTTGCTTCTCCATGCATGTCCCATTCTTCTGTCAAGTTCCTCCTCCTTTCGATTTATGAGTTTCGTGACCTGAGTCTTGTTTGGAGTAGTAGTAGCAGTGATAGGAACACGTAGAAAATCGGATACATCAGCGACGGTACAGTAAACAGGAGTTGCCATGAATATATAAGCGTTGCTTTCTATTTAAATATTATTAGATATTCTGCTGATCCTGTGACATCTGCATATATACCTGCTTCAAATCGTCTGTTAATGCTTCCCAAGTCCTGGACATCCTCTCCAAAGACTGTAAACTCGACAGCTGCGGAACCAGTTGTACCGTTTCTTAGTTCAATCTTAGCCCCACTTGAACCTGCCTTCATTACTTTGACAGCAACAATTACACCGTGAGCACCTTTGATCAAGGTATCTGAATTGATATTAACTACATTGTGATTAAGTTCAACCATAAATATTGATAATGAGTATAATATATAAGTATTATTAAAAGAAAAAAAGGTTAGAAACCTGTTACACGAACACGAATAGTCATACTATTCACTGCTGTGTCAGCGTTATCTAGTTCCTCAAGTGCTACAACTGTTGCTGTTGCACTTGTTGGAGTATGACCATAAGCTTTAACTTTTCCAGTGGCTGCTGCTCCAGCTGTTGCTGGTGCGTATTGCAAAAGTAGACCTTTATTAGCATGGAGAATTTCTGCTCCGATTACTGTACTGATTCTACCGCCCAAAGAAAGGTCAACTGTATTACCGTTTGTTGCATAATTGTCTGAAGCACCATAGGTGACATCGACAACAACTGACTTTAATTTGGAAGTCAATTCTGCTTGAACGGCTAGAGTTTTTCCTGTTAGACTCTTATGGTCTGAATTCTGTGCGACTGTGATTGCCATTAATAAGTGTAGGAAAATACTTGTATATATATTTAAAAAAATAAAATATAGTATTTTATTCTAGAGTTTGATATCTCTAATCTTACCTTGTGATTTGAAGTGTCTACAAACTGTTTCGCCCATAGTTCTGAATACACCTTTCTCAACAAATGCATTGTTTACGAATGGGTAACCAGGTGAACGTCTAGTTGCTTCATAGTATTCGGTTGGGATTGCGACTTGAATTCCGAGTCTTGGGTATCCATAACCTTCTGCATCAGATGTATCTAATGCAAATAGTCTACCAACTTCATCTCCGCCACCAGATGGGGCGTCTTTGGTTGGGATGTATGGGATTCCATAGATAGAGTCTACATGAATTCCTACTCCAGTACCCTTAAATGTTTGGATACCATTTACGTCGATTTGTACGAGTGCTTCACCGTAAGGGTTTGCGATACGGACTGAAGGCATGTACAAGCCTTGTATTTCTGAGTAGACTTCGTGAGAGCCTAGGAAAACGTTTGGGTCTTTACCTGCTGCGATTCTAACCTTTCTGAGGAAAGTTCTTAGAGTGTCGTCAGTAAGGACTCCGTCGGTACCAATTGTACCAGAAGCAGATTCTACTGTACAGTCAAAGTCTGTACCAGAATCTCTGTCTACAGTTGCGTTAGCAGCCCATGGGTCGTACATACCGGTGTATGTTCCGCCTAATGCATCCTCTTCAGCATCGGAAGAAATAATTCTGTCCAATGATTCAAAGTCTGTACTACCAGCGTTATTAGCACTGGCACCTGCTGCTTCACTTTCTACGTCGGCAAGTAGCATTCTATTAAGGAATTCCTTATGTTGAACTGCCATATAGAGTCTGAGTGAGCCGAGACCTCCCCAAATGTCGTCTTTTGAATGTGTAGACAACCACTCCATAACTTCTGATGCACTGAAAGGCAACTGAGCTGTCTTTGGACGTACATCTAGTTCTTGTAGTGTTGGTTTTACGGTTTCTGCTATACTGCCACCTTCACTGGTTCCACCCAAGGTAGTATTACCATTGGTTGTATTCAATGTTGGTTTTGCAGTTATGACCCTCCATCCAGATTTATCCCAAGGGTATTTTGGGAGAACTCCGAATGCGTTGGCTTCAAGGTTTAATTGAGCCCATGCATATGCACCAAAGATGGCGTTGAATGTGCCAGCTGTTGATGTTGTTACTGGGGCGTCAGCCTTTCTCAACAAATTGCGGTTGTATCCATAATGAAGTGCCTCAAGTTCGTCTATTGTTCGGATTTGAGTCATCTTAGTATGTTCCTACTTCGTCAGAAGTTGGTGTATAATATTTGCCGGCAAGAATGTTTTGTGCAACCTGACTTAAACCTTCGAATCCATTTGCTCTAGCATCTTTTAAGATTGGACTGTAGTCTTTTCCAGAAGATTTCTCGATTGTCTCGAGTGCTGCATTTGGTCGTGGGGTTTCAGTTGTAAAAGTGTGTGATGCTTTGTTAACTAAGGCTTTTTCTTGCATAGCAAGATTTCCTTTGTCTCCTTCTGGTTTCTTTTCACCGGATTTATCGTCATCTAAACCAGCTTGTCGCGAGTTTGATTGATAAGTGTCTGGTGCTTTTACTTCAGCTCCTATGTCATCTTTATCAGAGACTTTTGGGACTAAAGGTAAATCAGTTGGTGTCTCTAGTGCTTTAATGCGGTCACCTAGGGATTTTTGTCCGTCGATGATTGCTTTAAGTTGCACTGAGATAGCATCGAAAGCTTTATTTTTGTCTTCGACTTCTTCTTCAGTTT